TCGGGACTTGGGTAGAGCTCCCGCTAAGCGGGGCTAGGCTAGTCATCTCCGCGCTAAAGGTCTTAGCCCCGGAGATTATCTGCGTGCTCAGCAGAGAGACCGAAGAGGAGGCGGCTGCGTCTGCCTTTGTAGTAGCGTCCAGTGCTGCCGCTGCCTGTGCTGCATCCGCCTTGGCTTGCGCTCCTGCGGTGGTTTCAAGTGAACTAGGTAAATACTCAAGTCCAATTTTACCGGTAACTGGTGAGCTTCCTGCTAGTTTGGAAAGAACCGAAGACGTAGATTCATCTCCAATTACGTCTTGTTTCGGGGGGCTTAGGTTTCTGCTCATTTAAGGAAAAGGATATGGGAGAGGAATCCGAAGACTCCCCTCCCTTTTTATTTGTTATGCAACCGCAATGTAGGACAAGTAGAACGAAAGCTTACCAGTCTGCGGAATTACCGCTGCACCAGCAGGCTCAAGGACTTTTGCCACTACCCATGTCGGCTTAGTGAGGATAAGCTCCGCTGGCTCAGGAATAACTGCATTGGAAACAAAGTTCACAGCAGTCCCCATTGTTGCTTTTGGAGTGTAAATACCATCTTCATCAATAATGCCGAGCTCACAAACAAAGTCGTCAGCGGCGGTATTGGTTAGGACTTGTGCTTCATGCCAGCAAATATCAGCACCTTCGCGAAGCATCACTAGGCCGATATATTGGTTTTCAGCCAAACCAGCAATGGTATGGTCTGCTCGCACAGTAAGCTTAGTCCGAGCATCACGCTTGATTCCTTGTGTGGAATTAGTAAGTGAGTCAACCTGAGCTTTAGCTTTGTCGGTGAATTTAGTCGTTACGCTTGTAATGTTAAACATATTTTTATTTGGTTGAAGTTAAGCTACTACTTTGATTGGCATTTTCCAAACGCCTTTCTCTTCCGTGCGGGTTGCTCCATGAGCAAACTTAGCGCGAATTTGAATTGCTTCGGAAAGATCATCACGAACGCTCATTTTGACGGAGTAGTTGTTCCGAAGGCCATAGCATACGCGAGACTTAACCCACGCTACGCAATCGCGAACGGTATCACCTCCAACAACACGAGTTGGGATTTGCTCAGTGCGAATAATCTTAACTCCAAGGAAGTTATCAACTTCACCATCACGAACGCGAGATACAGCGGTAAGATAATCGCTGTTGTTGACCCGAACATCATGATAGAGGGATTCAATACCGGAAGCAGGAACTGCAATACAGAGAGTATCGCTACCATTATTGAGTCCTTGGCCGAAGGCTTCGTTCTCCATCGCAAGTCTGCGAAGACGTGCAAACTTATCAAAGGTAAGACCAGTGTTAGCCGCTGCGCCAGAATAGACGAAGTTCAATGGAATGACTTGAGAAGTTGGAAGCTCGATAGGAGTTGCACCATTCTCACCTTCATAAGCAGTGCCAAGCATAGCATCGAGAATAGTCTTCTCGGTGAGTCGCTCATACGATTCACGAAGCTTCTGCATGGTTTCCGCAATAGGAAGACTCTGGTTGTTGAGCTTGATCTCATCAAACTCATCAAATCCCATTGTTTTTTCCCACTCTTGAGCGTAAATGGCACGGCGTGCATATTTATTCTCATCGAGCTCAGTCTTACCGAATCGTCCAGTTTTAGGGACAAAGTCAAGATCTGAGATTTGGTCAATTAGGGTTACTTTACCACTAAGAGACTTAATGGTGTATGTCCCAGCAAGACGGTTAGTAGTCTGGCTGAGGAGTGATTCCCACATTGTGGGAAGTAGTGGTTGATAATGCTGAATTAAATCAGTAGGTGTGTGAAACATAATCGTAGTTTGTTGGTTTAGTTTTTGAAATACAGTAAAAATACTGCGCTTGATACTCGATTATCCGTTAGACGGGTCTATTTATTTAGCACCCGTGACGGCAGATTCAGAAACGAATTGTCTCCTGTCTGGTTGCTGAAAAGAAAAAAAACCAAAAACTTAAAAAAGTCAATGGGTTTTTTAAAAAAAGTTGCCATGGAGTTTGAGACGCTTGGCAGTCACGTGGAAATAGGGTGAACGACTCCCTTACTCTTAAAGGACTAACTCCACAAAGCCCAAATCTTTATTTCATCATCTTAGCGACTTTTTCAAATACTTCTTTGTGACGGGGATCTTGAGGGTCGTAAAGTGCCTTGTGATCTGGATTGTTAGGATTCTTCATAATGTCGTTAGCATCTTCTTTTGAAGACCTAAAGCTAGAGGCTCCAGAATGCAAACCAATGGCAGAAGATTCACCGAGCATTGACGCAACGGAAGACATTAACTTGGCAAAAGCTGGGTCATTCAAAAATGAAACAGATTCTGGATCAATGCCTGACTTACTTGCTAAGTTCTCAAAGATGTTTTGAGCTGTTTGCAATTTGCCTTCATACCCACTGCCCCACTCGTCTCTCAACTGTTTGATACCTAGCTCAATCTTCCTATTCTCAATCTCTTCTGTATTCTTGAGATCAAAGCTAAGAAGCTCGTTTGCTTGGGCTTGTGTTAGATTAAGACGGTGAAATGTCTCTTTGTATTTTGAAAGCTCAGCAGGATCAATTCCATCAGCTTGCTCAATACTCAAAGCATACTCTGCTGGGTCTTGGGGAATGTTGTTTGCTCTCCTAAATGCCTCGATTTGACTTAGATCTGCATCTAAGCCAGGAACTGCTTTCATCTTCTCTAGGTTAGCATAAGACTTAGCAAGACCTTTAGGATCGTTGAATTTATCCAACTGCGGGGCGTATTTCTCAAGGTCTGGATCCCCAGCATACCACTTAGCGTTAAATCTCCCTTCTTCGTTCAGGATACTTACCGGTGCCGCTTGCTCAAGGCTAATAGCCTCGCCCATCAATGTTGTATTGTTTTCTTCCATATTACAGTTCTGTTTGTTTTACTCCGTATTTCTTTTCAAATTTCTTCCAATGAAGATTCTTTTTGTCGTCAAGATGATCTTCGTTCTCTGGGTCAAACTCAATAAAACTAGACTTTACTACTTCCTCTTTTTCAGGCTCAGGAATTACGTCTTCTTTCACTGGGAGAGATTCTTCAATAAAAACTCCAATCATCGAAAGTGCGGTCTTTTTATCGTATCCGTAAATCTCATAGAAACTTTCTTCTGATACGCTATTCACATAATGGCTAACCAGTGATGGTGTCCACATTCCTAAGTTTGGGTCTATCATGTCATTTGTCATATTATTCGTCATATTTTCCTTCAATTATGTCTTCGATTTCCTTGAATACAGCTTTATGCCCATCAAGGTAAAGCATTTTTTTCGTGTCAAAATTAGCTACTGGCGCAGAAGGATTCTCCACTTCAAAATACTTTCTTAAAATATCCAAAGCCTCTTCGGCCTCTTCATTCTTAAATACTTCATGGAATAGCTTCTTAATTCTTTTAGCTTCTTTCCTAGCTTCTAGGAAAGTTCTCTCTTCTTTTTCAAACTCTTCTAATTCATCGTTCATAAATCATCTAGTTTCTTAATTCCTTCTGCTCCGCCAAGTTTTCCTACCGCCGCAGCTTGTTGCTCTGCCATCATGCTTTCTTCAAGCATTTGTTGCTTCTCTTGCATCGCTTGACGAAGTTGATCCCTGACTTCAACAGTCTTGATGGTTTCTTCCGACATACCTTCACTTCTAGCCATATTTCGGAAGATAATATCTAAATCAAAGTTCTCTAAGACTTGCATTCCTAAATCCCCCAACTGCATAGCACGTTGAATCACCCGATCAAAACCCTCTCCTTGTAGTGCTTTAATCGCTAAAGCAATCTTGGAATTGTAGCGAATCTCCGGGTCAGACATAAATGGAGTTCCATCTTCCTTTGATTCAATTAAAGACTCTGGCGGCTCTGGGAACTTACCCTGCCTCATTAAGATACTGAAAACACGAATCATACCGTGCTTCTGGTCGTAGGCATACTGATTGAAAGAAGGCGACCACATTAAAAGCTTCTCTCTTTCCCTCGCCCCGATCTCCGTGGCCGTCATCTCTTTCTCCAAAGATGCAAACATCTGGAACAAAGGAACATGGAAAAACGCATCAATATGCTTATGCTGCATGTCTAATAGGTCTTTCCCGTAGTCATACCTAGCATTAGTCCCATATTCTTTAGGGTAGCCCATCTGGGCTTCCTCCCGTGAAATATAAGAAGTGCTTCCACCTCGCATATCAATCTTACCTTTGCTGCCAGCAAGCCTGAAAATACGAGGAACCGCTGCAACCTCACCCAATGTCTTGAGGATTTGCATGATGTAGTTAGACGTAATGACGTTAGGCAACGCCATCAAAGCAGGAGAAATACCCCACAAGTAATTGCCAGACTTAGAATAACGAGTAATCATGTAGGGAAACTCATCATATCCACCTTCTTTAAGAATCTTCTTATCTGTCAGACAGATATTAAAATCTTCAAATCGCTTATTCAATGAGTCAATCGCTCCTTTTTTCCGACCTTTTCTCGGCCTTGTAACCTGCAAGAACGGATGTAACTCCGCTAGAATAGAAGGCTGGGAATCACTCGCCACAACTTTCGCTTTCAACTTATCACCTAAGTTTTCTTCTCCAAACTCTTCAATCGCTTGTTGCAATGTAAGCTTATACTCTCGGTAAAAACGATTAGGGATATTCCTAGAGTTCTCTCCAAAACAAAACGTCCCAATCGGAACATTCACAAAATTCACCGTCTTCTCTAAGGTTTCTTCATCTGTAACCTCTTCAATATACATGGCACCAGTCCCACAGAGAACCCTGTCCTCATTCAAAGAATTGATCGAACTGTAAAAGTTACTCAGGGCAAATTCACCCATCGTAATCTCTGAACACTTTTTCAACCAAGAAACCGCATCGTCATTTTGTGCCAGCTTATAGTTTGGCGTAAATTGAAGCCATAGCTCATTGGGCGGGGTAATGTAACTGCTATGAGCCGCAATCAATACTTGCGCCGCTTCCGTGCCTTTCGTATCATGTATCTTATTCCGATACGTAGTGTTGTGGATATTGCTAGCCTCAGTAACTTCTGCACGATAAGGCGCATACCACTCCAATATCTTTTGCCATCTAGTATCCCATACGGAGCGAGCACTCTTATACCCTTCAAACTCCTTTATGATCTTTTCACACTGCATATCAAGATCCTAGTGTGCCTGCTTGGCCTAGCTGGCTAGAAGGTGTCATCATAGTAGCTTTAGTGCTTGAAAAACCTCTACTGCTCTTCATTCGCATCAACTGCTTCTTTCTAGCTGCTACAACATCCTCTCCTGTCTCAGTAACTGGTGGCGGCGCCAAAATAGGAGCTGCCTCTACTACTTGCTTACGTTTTCTGCCCATAAAATTTATTTGTAGGAATTATCTTAAATCTGTCCTTATGCACGTAACAAAAATAAGGAAGATAGTAAGGAACTAAGCTCCTCATGTCTTTCTTCACTCCTATTGCCAGGTGTGCATACCAGCAATCTCGCGGAGAATCACTCTCTTTCTCGCAAAAGTCAATTATTTTTTTCTCACCCCATTCAAGGCTCACCGGCCTAAACAAAATAAACATTTCAGAGGTCAAAATCATACCCCCTATCCGCTTATATTCAATCATGTCTCTAAGAAGATCAGAGACCTCCCATCCCTGATTCTCATACAAAGACACCGCTTCTCTAATCAAATTCATCCGAAAAATTCAAAATCAGTAACTGCTCTCTCTGAATAACTCCTCCTACTTGTCGTATTGTCCGTGTAAGTAGTCCTGTCAATCATTCCTCGCTCGTCTGCTTCCGCCAATACCCTTAAACTATCTGCCGGATGGCTGTTTATATCGTGAATCGGCTCTACACGGCTAGAATCCTTACCCATAGGCTCATAACGATAGTTGTTCATCGCATCCAAGAAACTTATCCGCTTAGTGTCAAATTCAAACACTCGTTTCAAATTATCTGCGTTAAATACCATATTAGGCAAACGATCCCTAACGTAATCAATTCCTATCGAAACCTTTGGAATCACCGGAACTACCTGGATATTCCTTAATCCACACTCCTCAAGGCTCTCCCTGATCGACTTGTTGTAATACGTTCCCATCCGCTTCCACCCTCCGTCATGCGGTAAATAATGCCCCGCTAAATACGTGTTGTGGCTCCTCTCCCACTCCATACAAACCTTTGCATAGTCTGCCCAGTTCCCTCCCCTGCCCATATGGCAGTCAAATATCTTAATCTGACCACCCGAAAACTGAACAAATAACAAAACCGTCAAATCTCGCTTTCCTAAATCCCAAAATACAAATGGTAACTCTTTCCCCAACGGAAAATTTACAATCCGTCCCTCAGTCATCGCCTCATCCATGTAATCCCCATAAACCGAACCCAATGTCGGGGAAAAAAAGATCTCTCCCAACCTGGACGGAAACTCCTCAAACCTTTTTGCCTTCTTTGGCCATGCCATCTTGTAATACCACAACCTTTGAGGTTTATCCAAAACAATGTTATAAATGGACTCCAATTCATCCAAATACTTCATGCACTCATCCGTAATCTGCTCATATACCCCATCAAATCGGTAACTATTATCCAACCACCACGCAAAAAAATACACCTTCCAATCCTTCAATGTCTTATACTCCTCCGGCATCTCTAAGGCTGGCTCTACGATCTCTGTAAATAGCCTGCCACTTTTCCCTCCCTTCCATGTAGTCTCCACAACAACTATCCCCTCTTTCGCCGACGGCAATGCTCCATCCGCAATACCGTCACTTCGAGGAGGATCATCAAATTGGATAGCTCCCCACTCCGAAATCCACAACAAATGATGCGTTCCGCCACGAGCATTCTTACCTGCATAGACCGTGCTGGTTGACTTCTTACCCAATCGGACGCTCATCTCGCTTTGATTCATCGCTACTACCTCAAATGATCGCTTCAAATCATCTGGCAACCTTTCCCACGCAAAAATAATCTTATCTAATTTCTTCTCAGCGTCTTCTTTGGTTTGGTCAACTACCCCACACGTGAATCCGCTCTTGAACATAATCATATCCAAGCAAATCAATGACAACAAAGTCGAAAATCCTAGCTGTCTAGCCTTTAAAATAGCTATCCGCTCTTCGCCTTTATCATAAATAGCCTCCAAGATCTCCCATTGCTCCGCCCTTGGAACAAATAAACACTCTGGAATATCTCTTTCGGCCGGATTTATCCAATAAAGATTCGCAAACCTCCACCGCCAATCACTCAAATACTCAAATACCTCACTCATACTTCTTCTCCTGTCTGACTATCCAATACAATGGCTTTCTTAACCTGTGAATTACCCTGGGTATTGTCCTGAATCTTACCTATAATATCTATCAACTTCTTAACGTCACTACTCGCATCATTACCCTCTCCCCACTTGTCTTTCGCTCTATTCGATAACCAATACTTCGCCGCTCCCACATCAGGTTCAACCTCCTCATCAACATACTGTATATCACTCACAACTCCATTATATGTCGCAACTACCGCTTTCTTCTTAACATACCCACACGCCCTCTTATACAACCCTATCGCTACCTTCCCATCCGCAGCCTCCTTCCCCTCCAACCAGCACTCTCGAAACTTTACGTGACTCCTAAACCAATTGTGGATCGTATCCTCACACACCCCACACGCCTTACTCAAATCCTTTATACCTCCTCCCAAATACGAAACCCCTCGCGCAACATTACAATGAACATCTCCCTCATACCTCCCCTTCTCCTTCCTAACCTTCACTACCTCTCCTTCTCCTACTCCTTCATCGGACTGTAAATACGTTTGCTCTTCCATGGCTTTTTGAAAAAAAATTTGCGGGGTGTATTATATAGAATATCACAAGAATCAACAGGGGGGGTGCCCCCCCTTAGCTTTTCTGACACGCAAGCTAGTAGAGAAGCGCAAGACAGTAAGCAAGCGCAAACTACAAAGGCACGATGCGTTGAAGAACGAAGTGCGCGGCGTTGCCGCGATAGTGTAGAAGCGCAGGCGGTATGCGGAGCGCATCGTGCTCTGGTTGCCGTGCCCCCTGAATCGCGCCGCACCGTGCTCGGGTTGCCGGGCTGTCATACGACAATCGTGTCGTGTTAGCCGTGTCGTGACAATCCTATCGTGCTTCGGTTGTCGCCATGATGCGGAGCTCTGCGTTCCGGGGTTGCCGTGT